AGTGTAAATGCTCCATCATCTATTTGCTGTATAGCATTTTTTACATACTCTTGAACATCTTTGTTTGTTTTTGCAGCGCCGTCTGACATTTCCTTAATAAGATCGTCTACTTGTCCTTTGGTTAGCTGACCAGTTTTAAAGGCGTTGCCAACAGCTTGAAGATCTAAAGTCTCGTCGTTTAAATTTTCTAAAAACTTTTTAAGTCTTTCGTTACCATATTGTATTAATTTTTTATCTCTTTCAGTTCTACCAAATACAGTTTCAGCTGCTGCTTGAATACGTCCAGGTATGGATCTACCTAAAGCTCTTTGCGATACAGCTGCAGCAGTAAATGAACTAATGGTTCCGTCTGCTTGTGCTTTTAGAATATCGTTAAAAGTTGGCATTCTACCTAATCTATTTCTAAGTAGTTCTACCTCTGCAGGATCTGCTCCTTGAGCTATAGATCTTGATATATCTATATCTACTATAGGGGCTTTCCTGCCAAGCAAGGCGTGTAAGGCTGCGCCTCCACCTTCAAATAAACCTTGACCTATTCCTCCAATCGCAGCTTCAGTCAATGCTTCTCCACCAACCTCGCCAATTGTTTGTTTTTGTAATCCTCTTACAGTCTCTATAGCTTCTTCACCTAGTTGACCTCCCCCAGAACCTATAGCTGCAGCCGCACTTCTTGTAAGTCTGTCGCTTTTTAAAAATGGTTGTAAGGCTTTTAATAATTTACCATGTGGGGACAAGGCTGCGATTGCTCCTGCCAATGGTCCAAGAGTTCCGCCAAAGTCTGCAAAGTCTGCAAAAGAAAAACCCTCTTCATCTATAACAATATTTTTATTAGATATTTTGTCTTTATCTAACATACCTTTTGAGGATAGTCTTTTTTGTCCTAAAGGAGTGATTGCCAGATTACCTCTAGTATCTCTAATAAAACCATCTGATCCAGCATACCTTTGCAATACGCCTTCTTTTTCTTCTATATTATCAGCCATATCTAGCTGACCTCTTAAGAATGAACTTTGTATACCAGTCTTATAATCAAAGTCTTCTTCTTCAATTATTTGAGCAGTTCCCTCTTTAGCTATATACTCTCTGACCGTTTGAATAGCTTTCTCTTCTTGTCCAGGCTCACCCTCAACTTCGATAATTCTGCCATCTGGTAATTCAATTTCATATATCATATTTTATCTCATCTGCAAACGAACTCTTTGTCCGTCTGGCTGAGTTTGTTGCGCTAAAATATCAAACCTGCTTGGTACTTTATAACCAGCATTTTCAAATGGTTTTCTTGCGGCTAAATAATTTTTGTATGAATTGTCCTTTCTTTGGCTAGCTCTTTTTAAAGCTAAGTCTAGTTTTTGCAATACAGTAGATTGATCTGCACTCCAGTTAATAGCTCCTATTAAATTAGCAGCAACTTGCCTATCTAAGTTAGATATGGTTCTTCCAGACTCACCTGTAAGTTCTTTAATGTTACCGTTAATAATATCGTTAATAAGATTTTTTGCTACCTCTCTTGTTGTTAGCTTAGGATCTTGTCCTGGTAAGAAAGCTTTAGCTTTTCTAAAGTATTCTCCAATTAGAGGACTTAAACCAGTTACATCACCTGTTCTAACTAAGGTAGCAGCTTCATTTATAGCTGCAATAACTGCATCTGAAGTGTCATACTCAAAGGCAGCGTTTGATAAATCGGTTTCATATTCAGCTTGTTTTGTTCTGAAATCTTTACCCATGTCTAATTGTTTTTTGATGTATTCCTTTTCTAAATCAGCTGTAGCCTTTGCATCAAGTTTTTCCATTTGAAACTCTCTTTCTGCAAATGCTTGCTCTTCCGCAGCTCTTTCTGCTGCAGCTGAGGCAGCTCCTGTTGCCAGGCCTTCAGCCATACTGCCAGAAGTAGCTAATCCAGCTGATATGTTTCTTATTAATCTTATGAAGTTAGGGTTTTGGAAAATAGTAGTTTGAAATGTTTTTTGTTCTTCTGGCTCTGATTCTATTAATTTATCCACTTCATCTTTTTGTTCTGTTTTATTTTTAGTAATAACTTCGCTGTTTTTAACTTGAACAGTTTTTTCGTCAGTAACTTTTTTGTCATCTACAACAGAAGAATCTTTTGGTTTTGAAGTTTCTACTTCTTCTAACGCAGTTGCTATTTCATCAGGAGTTGTTATGGCTGCATCTTTTAACGCTTCTCCAGTAACTAAGGTTGCTCCTAAAGTTCCCGCTCCAAGAGTTGCCTTTCCTAATCCAGTAATTTTATCTGCAGCTGTTACTGCAGATGCTACGCCACCTGGAGTTACAGCAAAATCTGTTGCAGATGGTTTAAAGAACATTTTACCTACTCCAGATGCTCCAGCTCCTATAGGTCTTTTTAATAAAGCAATAGATCCAGCTGTTAAAGCTGTATTGATTAATGTGTCAAAACCAGAAGCTTTTTCCATATTTAACAAAGATTCTCTAGGGGTTCTTCCCATAGTCATATCTATAGGTATAAGTTTTTCCCCTTCTTTACCATAAAGTTGACCAGTGTCATCTGAGACTATATCCATGAATTCTGTTTTTCTAGCACCCATCAAAGTAGAAGCTAAAGGATCTCTGCCTCCACCAATACCTGCGCCAAAGCCTGTTATTTCTGATCTAGTCATACTTCTACCTGGATCAACAATAGTAAAACTAGGAGTAGCTTCACCACCTTCTTGGAACATTTTTCTTTGTAATATATTCATTAGCCTGTTGTTGTTCCTGTTGTTGCTTGAGGCTGTCCATATCCATAAGGAGCTTGACCTGGCATTAAGCTAGCATAAGCTCCTAAACCTGCAGCTAAACCTTGTTGTAAAGGATCTATTGGCATGCCATAAGTTTTCCCGATTTGAGTTTGGCCTGATTGATACTGAGGAGCAAAGCCTTGCATAAACTGCATTGCCTTCATCGGATCTTGTCTTTGTTGCTCTGCATAGTCGTACTCTCTGCCGTATTGAGTTTCCATTAGCTCTCTTGGAAGTCTACCTAGATTCATTAATTCTGATCTTTCATCTCTTCCTAATTGCTGATAGGTTGATCCTAGTCCACCTATCTGACTTCCGAAGCCAGCCATTCTGCCTCCTAGTCCGCCTAACTGCTGTCCATATCCTGCTAAAGAAGAACCAATACCCCTGGCTAAATCTCCTCTTTGCTGTCCTAAGCCTAATATATCTCCAGCATATCCACGTCTCGCGCCTGCTAAAGTTTGGCCGTATCCTGCTTCGGTTTGACCTGCTCTTTCAAGAGCTTGTCTACCAAATCTAGATTCTTCCATAGCTCTTTGTTGAGCAGTTCCAAATCCTTTAGAACGTATACCAGATAAAGCTTCTCCTAAGCCTCTGCCAAGTGCAGATCTTCTTTCTTCAGCACTTAGTCTAGCTCTAGAACCAAAAGCAGACTCTCCGCCTGAACTTATATCTCTAGCTCTTTGAGCAATATCAGCTTTCTCGCCTTGTTTAAATACGTCATCTATTGTTTGTTGTACAACTTGTTGCTCAAACGGATCGTAGTAAGCTGCTGTTGAACGTGGGTCAAACCCTTTTAAAGAAGCTCTTTGGTAGTCTCTAGCAGATGGGCCTTGTCTTCCAAGACTGCTCATTAAATCTCCTAATCCCGCTCCATACTGTTGTTCTGCTTGCGCAAAGTAAGGCTGTTGTAATTGTCCAGCTCTTCTAGTTGCTCCTATAGCCTCATTTAATAAGCCTCTTTCTTCTCCGAGCATTCCCATTCCGCCAAGGATAGCTCTTTCCTGGGCTTGTAAATATGGTTTGTATCCACCAATACCACCGTAAGCGCCCTGTATACCAGCAAGCTCTAAAGGAGACAGTCCAGCTGTTTTCCTCATTGTTGGTCCTTGATCTAAATATCTTTGAGAAGCTCGTCTTGATCCTGCTATTAAACCTTCATAGTCTGGAGAACCAAAATAAAGTTCTCTAACGTAAGGATCAGATATAACCTCTCGTCTTGATATGTCTTGTAATACTGGATTAACTGTATCAGCCATTATATTGCCTCAAAAATATTCATTAGTTCGCGCATGTTTTCTACGCCTTTTTCCCTAGAAGCTTTCCCACCTTTAACAAGCTCTATACCTGATTTTGTTTTATTCATACCAAAAGCTCCTGCTCCACGTGTAGCTTTGGCGGTCATTACAAACTCGCCATCACTTAACATTGCTGGTATATCATCTGAGGTACCTGTTCCAGGACCTGCAGATTCTCCACCATCTCGCATATCTAATTCTTTAATTGCAGCTCCACCTTGACTAAAGTATTGAACAGGGCCACCCATATTAAACTCTAAAGCTTTTTGAGCAGCTGGTAAGCCAAACTCACCTCTAGTTCCGCCTGTTCCTAGTTCTTTTGATAATTGGTATCTACCAAGTTGATCCATTGTTACAGCTGGAGTTTCGGCTAAACCACCCATTCTTTCTTTAGCTGAGTCGTAAGTTATTTTACCAAGCAGTCCTGCGAGTGCTGCAGCACCCATTCCGCCACCCATACCTCCTTGACCGCCTCCAAAAAGACCAGCGATACCTCCACTTGCTTGATTTCCTCCAGTAAGAAAACTTAAAGGACCTGTACCTTTATTTGGGTCTACATTAAATAATTTGTCAGCAATACTATCGGGGCCAAATAATCCATTGAATCTTTTTTCTGGGTTTGCAGCCTCCATTAAAGACATTCCTTCTGCAGCTGTATATGTTTTACCCGCAGCATCTTTATATCCTTCCAATACTGTATTTCCATACTGGTCTGTTCCCATTATTGGCTCAAGACCCTCGGGTAGTTGTTGACCACCGCCTGTTAAGTTACTAAATAAACCACCAATACCACCTCTAATACTTGGACCAATACTCCCTCCAAATATTCCTGTTGCTCCTTCTGCTGGATTAAAATAACTACCTATACCACTTCTGATTCTAGAAAATAATCCATCGCCTGTTGGTTTATTTTTTAAACCACCAATACCTTCACCTAGCTTACCTGCTCCGTAACTAAAAGCACCTGCTTTTAAAGCATCTTTCCAGCTACCACCAGCTAATTTTGTAGTTCCAGCCTGTATTGCTGCTGACATAAGTGGGCCAACGCCAGGAATAAAGTTTGCTAAAGGTCCAACAACAGGAGCCACTTTTTTAGCTACTTTTTTAATTGACTTAAATGTTTTCTTTAACCAACCAAATTCAGGCATACCTGTAATTGGATTAATAGACATACCTTCTCCTACCTTATATTCATCTGGAGATAGGCCTGCTGCTCGCAGTTCTTGTTCTATTCTTTGCCTTGTTTCTGGAGATATAACAGGTGGTACAACCATTTCGCCTTGAGCGACGTGAGCCATATATTGATCTTCGTCGCGTCCTAGCCTTGCTAATCCTGTTCCGCTGTTGTCTATTCTATTCATATTACAATTTTACCCTTTATTTTCTTCGCTGTTAATATCTTCATCTATAGATGTTAACCAAAAAACCAACAAATATCTATCTCCTTCCTCTACTGCTAGTCCTCTGTGCATGTGTGTATAACTTGGAAATATCAAACCACTACCTGTAGGTAATGGCTCTACGACTCCTCTATTTAAAAATTCTGTTCCTCCACCCTTGTAATCGCCTGTATTTAAAGGGACTACAATACTAACGTCTGAACTGGCGTCGTGATGCCAAGCTCCCTGCTTTTTATCTTTTAAGTTGTAGTTAGCTATCTGTATGTTTCCGCCTGTAACGTGGCGATTCCATATAGTTACAAGTATTGGGTTGATTAGTGACTGAACTACCTGCATCAATGAAATATATAAATCTGGACATTTTTCGTTAAGAACTATCTCTGGTATCTGTCTTAGCTCGTCTTCTTCTGGATTAGGGATAAATGCAAATTCTTTTTGCATGTTATCTATTTCATCTAATAATATTTTACAAAACTTGTCAGAAAACAAAGGAACTGTATAAACATCCTTTAACGGTTCTTGTATGACACTCTCTAAAGGTAATTTTTCTGGATTGTTTGTACCTTCGCTTTTATAAAAATCTACTATATTGGGTATAGATGCTTTTGCTTTTTTTAAAGTATCTTTGTTAACAAACCAATCAGAAGGAAATCCAAGCAATAAATTTTTTAGCTTGTATGATTCTTCCTGTATCTTTTGTTTTGCCAACATATAAAAATATCCTAAAATTTAAGCTACTGTTATATTTACTGCTATATCGCCTTTTGTTATAACAGAAACAGCACCTAAAGAAGCTGTAGCCTTAAAACCATTATTAGGTGAGTTGGGTGTATGTAGTTGAGTCCAACTGTTTCCTATATAAACTTGCAATACTCCTTGAGAAGTATTCCAGATCACATCACCTTCTAAAAAGTTTAATTGCGCAATTTCTGTTTCGTTGAACTGCGGCGTTCGATTTGGGTCGAACTGTCCTAAGTTTAACTCAAGAATCCTAACTAATCTATTAAAAATTTCAGGAGACATCTCTCCCTGAGCAAGCGGAAGGCTAGTTTCTAATAACTTTGCCATTATCTTCTGCCGTCTGGTTTAATATCTAACCTAGTAGCTCCTAGTCTCCAACCTACGTTATCGTTACCATCTGAATCATCATCTGACTCAACTCTAAATACAGCCTGACGACTTCTCGCTCTTAGACTGACTTGCCCAGTTGATGAGCCTACAGAAGATATAGAATTGGTTGAAAGAGATTCTCCAGGATTATTTCTAGTTTTTAAAACAAGATTTACTTTACCTGAATCTGAATTAGCTAAGAATTTTAAATCTGGGAACATTCTTTGTACGTAAGCAAACTGCTCCCCTTCTCCTACCTCAAAGTCTGAACTTTCTATAAATACGTTAGTCATAGGACTGCCGTCATCGTTAAAGCCATCTTCTTGTTCAAATAAGTAACCGTTGTAAGTGGCTCTAGGATAATCTTCAATACCACTATCAAGCCAGGCATGTCTCTCTAATTGACCGTAATACCAAACTTGGTCTTCATAATTATAAATAACATATCTGTCTATTTCTGTTGCACTTCCTGAGCAATAGAACCAACCAACTTCAGACTTTTCAGTAATAGTAAACGCATGTATTTTAAATGATTGACTTAGGTTTATATCCCCATATACGTAATTATGAACGCTACAAGGTATCTTTTGTACGCTACCTGTATAGGCGTAAAAGTTTGTTGAAGACATCCAATAGATAGACTGGGCTGAAGTAATAACTGCTTTTGGTCCTATAAGTCCAGTACCTTCGTTAATAAGATTGACTGAAAATGTAAAAGGTGGCCCAACAAACTGCATACTGTATAAAGCAGTATCAGTCCATATTAGTATTTCTTGTCTAGATTTTGTAGCGCCAATAATAGAAGATCCAGATGAAAGTCTTAAATCTCCAGCAGTATTAGTAATTAACGGTTGGAACTCCAATTCATTTTCTTGGTCGCTAAATGATATAAGCATCGGGTCTATAACGCCTGTCCTTGCTCCACCTGATACTGAGTCTGAACCCAATACAATTAAATGCCTATCTTTCTCGGAGGTAATAACTTGTAAGCCTACTGTTGGTACTAGATTGGCTCCAGATACAGTAGAAAGGTCTACAGCTCTTGTTGTAAGGCCATCATTTTCTACCCACCTATATATACCACCAGCTCTAGGATTTATTATAAGGTTTTCACCAAAGTGGTCATGTGTCCAAAGTCTTAACTGATTAGTGGCAGATAAAGCTGTTGTAGAACCAAAAGTTCCTTCACCCCAAGTACCAGAACTCCAACCAGTACCAGTAATATAAACATCTAAACCTACATTAATTTGATAGATTCCGTCTACTCCAGAACCTCCATTCCCAGTATCAGAACCATTTGCTGTAACTTCGTTACCAGAGGTATCTTTAGCTACAAAAGTATATGTATTCGTAGTAACTGAAGCTATTTGATATTCTTGGTTTAAAACTTCTGCCGTTATTAATCCGCCTAGACTTACAGCGTCTGTAAAGGTAACAAAATCATTTGTAACAGCTCCATGGACATTATCAGTTGCGGTTATAATACTGCTGCCATTAGTAGCAGAAAAAACAACGCCATTAGTTGTAGTCTTTCGTATGGGGGTAACATCTGAGTAACTGTCTCCTTCTCTAATATAATATTTCCAAGTAGTTCCTAATCCTAGATACTTGGTACCTCCCAAAGAGGTCCAGGCATGTAAAGCTCTGGCAGTTCCTAAATAAGTATTTGAACTATCTTTTGACCAACCGCCAAACTTTTCTGGTCTACCTTTTCTAAAACGTACAAGATTTACGTCAAACCAACCGCCCGTATTATCGTATTCAGTACCTTCTCTGTTGATACCTGGCTTAAATAAAATCTTGCTAAGAGGCATTAGTTATACCTCATGCCATTCTTTGCCTTCAAACAAAAGGGCTTCTGCTTCTCTTCTTCTGATAAGTCCTTGTAAAACCTTACCACCTGCTTTATTCCAACGTTTTATTTGGGCTGGAATGTCATCATATTCTTTATTGTTTAAAACTTTTAACATAGTAGATGCTTTTAAATTAGTTGGACCTAAGTTAAACACCCAACTTACTAAAGCATCAAATTGATTTTGGTGTAAATCGACATTTACTGCATCTTTTATATAACCTTCATACTCTTCCATTTCATGTAAAAGTAACTTATCTGCTTCCTCTTGAGTAATGGTATCGCCTTCTTTAACGCCTTTGGTAGAGCCATATCCTATTGTTAAAACTCCTGCTGCACATTTATATGCTTCAAGCTCGCATCCCTCAAACTTTTTAATAAGAGATAAACCTTCTTGAGATATATTCATGTTAGTAATCTCCCCATACTTTTGCTTTTTTGCCGCCGTGGTATTCAACCGCGTGGCCTTCATTGATGAGCATTTGGCAAATATCTTCGCCATCTTCTGTGTAAGGGATCCCAAGTATTCTGCCATATTTACCTTTTCCTAATGATTTAATTTTAAATTTACCCTTGCAAAGTTCTTTTAATCTTTCTTTTGCTGCAAGACCTAGTTTTTTTTCTGCTAAATCTCTGGTGCGTGATTCTGGAGTATCAATACCGTGAAGGCGTACTCTTTGCTTATGTAGCTTCACGTCGAAACCAAGGTCAAGCGAACAATCAAAGGTGTCCCCATCGACTATTCGCTCTAAGG